TTAACAGTTAAACAACAAATTGTACAAGCGGTTATTACAGGAATGAATCCAAATTCAAACCCTAATCAATTGAATCAACAAATAAAAAGTGGTGAGATAAACTCTTATAATTTTGGGTAATTACTATTTATAATAAAATGAAATAAATGTCAGAGAGTTCATTATCATTTATAAATTCATCAAGTTTTAGAAATTCTTTAATTAATAAAAACTTGGCGCCATATACTGTACCTGGTGTATTCTCACCACCTACAGGACCTGTTAATTATGAAACAAATTTAACGGTTACTGAGGTTATTGATTCTCCCGATGAATTAATAACTAATGGTGTTTTTGCACAACAGTTATATCCACTTAATGAATATGGACCTGAAGGAGGATTCAGTACTCAAATAACATACAATGGACCACTTTTACCTGTAGAACCTAATAAAGGAGAATACGACCCTAATGATACTATTTTAGATATTGTTAACGAATTCTATATTGATGCTGCATATATTGAAAACATTTACGGACCTGAAGGAGGTTTTAATCAAATGTATGTTGTAGATAGTCTTCAAAACAACAATAAAATTTATTTACCTTATTGGGACCCACCAACATTTAGACCATCATCATATTCACCATATGAGATACTTTTATCTGATAACCCAACAGGTTCAGATGGAACATTGTCTCAAGATTCTTATTTAGCAAGATTAGGAGCTCAAAATTTAAAAAAATTATTCCAAGATAGAATTGATGCTGAAATTTATCAGAATACAGTTGGTCTTGTTAATTTAGAATCACTTTCAGACCCTTTTGAAGCTAGCTTAATTGTCACAGGACAAGAACCTTTAGTATATAAAAATTGGAGGATTACAGTTCCTGAAAATCCTTTATTAGCTGCTGCTGATTTTATAACAAGATTAGGAGGTGCGTATTGGCCTGTTTCACCGATTCCTGGAGATTATTTTGACGAAAATATATCGAACGGAACTCAAACACAACAGACCTCAACGGCACTTAATGTTATTAATCAGTTAACAGGAGGTTTTTTAGGTCCGATATTGAACATTACAAGAAATCCGTCCGAAATATTTTTATCTAATACAGGTAACGGTCAAAGGTCGGCATTATTCGCTAATATTAATTATAATAGATACCAACCAAGTTATGAAAAAAACTTTGGAGGGTTACTTGGAGCTGCTCAAGGACTTGTTAATCTAACAATCAACTTAATTAATCCTGATAACGGAACTTTAGTCGGAGGATATTATGTTGGAAGTAGAAACGCAGAACCAGCAACAATCACTTCACCACCAAATCAAATACCTGTTAATCCATTTGGACAACAAGACCCAGTTCCTGTTTACGGACCTTCTGAATTAGGTATTTTATTTGAAGGTAATGACGAAAAAATTAATTTTGGTTTAAAGGGTAAATCTTTAACTGACGGTGGAGGTATTGACGGACAATTTGTTTGGACTTCACCTAAATATAAAGGTAACGCGGGATTTAAAGCAACTCCTGGAGGAGGCTCAGGTTCTGCGGACGAAGAGTTTAATATAATAAGTTCAAGTTACCAAAGTAATGAGTCAACTAATATAACTTTCAAACAAAGTTCAATATTAGACCAAACACAAAGACTTATTGATTCTGCCGATAATGTTTCAGGTATTGCAAGATTGAAACATGTCGGTAACGCAATAAATCAAGTAAGTAAAGTTTTCAATGACGGTTATAAAGAGATGACTAAAGGGTCACAAGTTCTTTCCTACACTGATAACACTACGGGTGGAGAAGCGGGAATTGAATATTGTAGAGTTTTCCAAAAAGACACTCCTTATTACACTTATGCTGATTTACAAAAAACAGACGGTATTACAACTTCAGGTAGAAGATTTACTAATTCGGTATTAGATAATACATACAATCTTAATATTGCACCTTTAAGAAATCCTGGGTCAACAAATATTATCCCCGATAATGATGTTGGAAGAGGTGGTTATGCCAAAAAATACATGTTTTCTATTGAGAACTTGGCTTGGAGAACTTCGAGTAGACCAGGGTTTACTTATGATGAACTACCAACTTGTGAAAAAGGTCCTAATGGAGGTAGAGTTATGTGGTTTCCACCATACGACTTAAAATTCTCTGACTCAAGTAGTGCTAGTTGGACACCAACGTCTTTTCTTGGAAGACCCGAACCAATCTATACGTACAAAGATTCTTCGAGAACAGGAACTTTAAGTTGGAAAATTATTGTTGACCACCCATCAGTTTTAAATACGTTAATTGAGAAACAATTAAAAGGACAAACAAAAGAAAGAATCAATTCAATTGTGGACTCTTTCTTTGCGGGTTGTGTAAAGTATGACATTTATGAGTTAGCAAAAAAGTTTAATACTATACCTGTAAAAGATTTATTTACTTATCAAGAGATTCTAAATAACCCAAGGTTAACTGATGAAGAACTTGCGGGTATTAATAAATCAATACCTAAAGATAATGACCCAATTAATACTACAGGAACACAAAATACAAACAATAATACTGCGTCAAATGAAAATGTAGATGGTGCAGGATTTAAATCAACCTATGAGGGATTATCATTTTATTTCCATAATGATATTCCTGACCCTAACAGTAATTCTACAACATCATCAGTTCCATATAATCAAACTTTTGATTCATATATCGGTTTGAAATCAACTTACATTGATAGAGCAAATTCAACCTTTGATGAAAACTCTGCATTTTGTAAAAAAACGGGTAATGTACCTGATGATTCAGTTACTTATGCTGAATATTGTAGTAGAGCTAAAAAAGTAGGTGAATTTTTTGATTCGGTAGTTGTTTCTAATTACAATAAAATAGCCAAAGACGAAAAGAATTTTATTGTCGAAGCGTACAATATTTTAAAACAAGGAGGGACAATAACTTTATCTATGATAGGGTCGGCATCTGCTCCCGCTTCAGTTAGTTATAACCAAAATCTATCAAAAAGAAGAAATGACTCGGTTATAAAATTCTTCAAAGAGTATAAAATTGGAGACGCTAATTTGGCGGAATATATTGATAGTCAAAAATTTAAAGTTGTTCTAACGGATGCTAAAGGGGAAGAAATTTCAATCCCTAAATCTGAAAGCGGTCAAAGTTTTTTTGATGTAAATTGTACTAAAAACATTACAGGTGGTACTGGAACAGTTAATTCTAATTCTCAGATTTACTCTGTTAATGCAATGGCATGTAGACGTGTTAGAATTAAGGATATAAAAGTTGATATTCCACCACAACCAACTACCACCACAACTACCGTATTACCACAAACTAATCCTGAACAACAAAATGTACCAGTACCTAAACCACAACCGACAGTTGATTATATCAAAAAGATAAAAGAAGGTATAAGTAAAAAAATATTAAGAAATCTTTTCTCAGAATGTGATTACTTTGAAATAATAAAAGAGTCAAATCCGATGGTGTTAGATACGATTAAAGAAAAAATAAAATACTTTAATCCTGCATTCCATTCTATGACACCTGAAGGTCTTAATGCTAGACTTACATTTTTAAATCAGTGTGTTAGACCTGGAGAAACAATACCTACAATAGGTACAGATGGAAAACCTAAATTTAATGATGCGGTTAATACATCATTTGGTGCTCCTCCTGTATTAGTTTTAAGAATAGGTGATTTTTATAACACAAAAATTATTCCTGATTCAGTTCAATTTTCATATGAACCACTAACTTTAGATATTAATCCTGAAGGTATTGGGATACAACCTATGATTGTTAGTGTTAGTATGAATTTTAAAATAATTGGGGGTATGGGTCTGGCAAAACCTGTGGAACAACTACAAAACGCTTTATCATTCAACTATTACGCTAATACTGAAATATATGATGAAAGAGCGGTTTGGACTGAAGATACTTCAGCATTGGATAAACAAGTTGTTGATGCGATACTTGCTAGTCAAACACCTGCAACTCAAAATAATGTTGACACTACCGCAACTAATGACGGAGGAACAACTATAGGGGAAATTGTTACTAATATACCAACTCCGAGTGGACAAACAGGTGAAATAGGGTATCAAAAAATAATGGATAATTTAATCGATGGGACTAAAAGTTATTTTGAGCTTGTTACCAATAAATTAGAAAGTGTAAACTCTTCATACAACTATGGTGTGGTTCAATTACTTAATAGTGTTAGAGATTTTAGTGGAGGAACTGTTGTAACAGGAGATACTATACCTGGACAAGGAGTTCAGATTGAAATATACGGTAAACCAAAAGAATGGGAAAAAGAAATCGATAATCAATTAGCTTTTGCTTTAGATGATATTGACGCTAACAATAATCCAATAATTAAGAAACTTGGAAGTTTCTTTAATATTGACGACGACAGTAAACCAATAAGAGATGTTAAAGTCAATATGAAGGCTTATTTAGAAAATTTAGCAACAACATTCAAGAACGGACTTGCAACAACAGTACAAGAAATTGTTGTAGAGGAACAAAAATACGTCCAAATCATAAGAAAAATTGATGTTGTTGCACAAAAAACTGATGGTAAATTATTAGAAACTAATCTTCCTAGAATTTATAATATATCAGGAACTACTGAAGTTAGTGATTCTAGTAAGCAAGGTGCAAATCCACCTACAGATACTTATGAAGAATTAATTTATGATTTTAGAACTTTAGAAAAAGTAACTGTAGGAACTGAAGGATTTAATAGTTTGATTGGTAATAACACATATCACATTGCTTTCGGAACTGACACGTATAATCAAGGAGACTTTATAACACTTAAAGGTGATTTCCCAGGTTTACCTGATAAAACGTTCTACTTGTTCATGGCGAGAGTATTATCAGACAAGAACAAGAAAAATGAATTCATTAATTATGTTATTAAAGGTGATTTAGTTGATTGGAAAACTCCTGTTAAATTAAGTACTAAATTTGAAAAAATTGTCGACGACTTAGGAAAGGACTATGAAAAAGAAATTAAAGAAGAGGAAAAATTATTTGAAAAATTAAAGAAAGAAAAACAATTTAAAAAACTTACTGAAGGGTTAGACGAGTTAATGTACCCAAAAGGTAAACCAAGAAAATTTGAATATAGTACTGAACCACAACCAACTGATGATGATAAAAAGAAATTGATATCAGATTTATATAAAACGGTAAATGTTGATACTAATAAAGCCACTTTTGACGGTAAAATAAAATTTGATTAAATATGGCAAGACAAACATATAATAGATATACTGACTTTATAATAAACGGACAACAAACAGTTGTACCATATATTAATCTGCCATCTAAAACAACAGACAAAAGATTTATATATAAAGTCGGACAATCTAGATTAGATAAGGTTTCTCAACAGTATTATGACACTCCTGTATTTGGATGGTTAATCTTAGTTGCTAACTCAACTTATGGAGGACAAGAATGGAACATTCCTGACGGTGCAATATTGACAATTCCATTTCCTTTAGTAGCTTCATTACAGGACTATAAAAATGAATTAGAGAACCATTTCTTCTATTATGGCAGGTAACCAAGAAAATATTTTAGTCGAATTAGACTATAACAACATAATTATTGTTGACCCGAATAAAGTTATTGACGAAAACGGGGTAGCTAAAGAACGCCTTGTCAGACATGAAGAATTAGTCATGTATGCTAATTTGGAGTGTAAAGTTTTACCAAGAACTAAGTTGGCGGTTGGTGTTGATAATAGAGATGCGATACAAACAGTATCAGTTGCGTCTATTAATTTTTTAAAACCTGGAGGTAAGACTTTCTTAGACAATAGTTATACCGACGAAATAACAGGTAAAGATACTTTAAAAGGTGAGGGGGTTAATCAACCAAAATCAACATCAGTATCAAATCCAAAAAAAGACGATGATTTTTTTATAAGACAAACAATAACTTCAGGAGGTAAACCTGGTGCAGTTGATAATGGACTTTTAGGTATAACTAATATATCAATAAGGACTAATACCGCATTTACCCCTAAAATAACTGTAAGACTTGTTGATGTTAAAGGTAGAGCATTATTTGAAGGTGCCGATAATTCACCATACGCAGCTTTCTTTAATTTACCATATCCGACTTTTTACTTAACAATAAAGGGATACTACGGGAAGGCAGTTAGATTAGCCTTAATGTTAAACAGTTTTACCTCATCATATAATTCTTATTCAGGCAATTTTGATATTACATTAGAGTTTTACACTTACAAATATACCGTACTTAAAGAAATTAGTATGGGTTATTTGTTGGCAACACCTCACATGTATAAATCTCGTGTTAAAATACAAACACTACAAGGTAATGCTTCACAGTTTTCACCTGTAGAAGATGCAATAGTTGAAAGAGGTTATCAAAAAGTTAAGGAGATGTACAGTGAATATAAATCAAAAGGTTTAATTCCTGACGATTTTCCTGAGATAACAGTTATTCAAATGAAGGACAGAATTGAAAATTTTGTCAAAAACGTATTAGATTCTTTTACTAAAGAAAACTTAGACCCTCTAACTTACTGTGAAGATTATCAAAAATCTTTAAATAATTTCAGTAAAGACGTTTATTATGCTGCAGGGTCATCTTGGTTCGACACTTATTTAGATAAGAAAAACTTTATTATTTTAAATGATAAAAATAAAACTAAAGTGTATCCATTTAAAAAAGATTTTGAATCCAAAGAAAAACAAGTTCAGGTGGCAATTCCTAAACTAAAAGAACTAATTGAAAAATATAGAAAGATATTAAATGAGAATCCTACTTTAGGTAAGGAAGGTAAGTACACTATAAATGGTAAAACAAAACAAATATCAATTCCATTTGAACCAATTTCCTATGACATTTTCCCAAAAGAAATAACTAACTCGGATATTGATATAAAAGAAACTTATATTGCAACTAAAGGAAAAAAAGACCCAACACAACAAGAATTAGATAATTTTTCTGCGGAAATACAAACAAAAAGTTTATTTAGTTCCGCTAGTGTTAAAACTTCTGGTGGTGATATGACACCTAAAATTACTTATTATGTTTTCGAGGGTCCGAATACTTTTATAGATTATATCGATAAAATGGGTAAAGCATTAAAGGCTTACCGAGAAGAAATAGAGTCTGAACTAACTAAAGCATTGTCTAATTTATTAGAAAATAAAAATAGTGGTATTGGTTTTATTCCTAACATTAGAAACGTTTTAGCGGTAATATTTGCTAATGGAGAAGCTTTCTTGAGATTAATGGATGACGTTCACCGAGATGCTTGGGAACAAAGAGACAATAAAATTAGAAAAAGTGTTATTTTTGATAAACAAGTTGGTGGAGCGAGTCAAGACAATTTAAGTTCAGGAGTTGATGAAAACGTACCTGTATATCCTTGGCCTCAATTAATTGTTGAAACTACAGGTGAGAATGGTCAAGAAAAATACGAAATCAGATACCCTGGTGATAGTAGTATAATAAACAGAACTAAAGGATATCTTTATGATGTATGGCCTGAAATCGAGTTCGTTGAAGAATTCATTAAAGGTTTTGTTGAAAGAACTCTACCTCCTGCAGACTTAACCGCAAATTTTAATGAGGTTACAGAACCACAAAGAGTTACATTAGATGCGATTGAATTTCCTATAGGGAATGATGTCTATTCAAATAAAGAAGAGGTAAAATATTTCTATGAAATATATGAAAGAATTTTCTTAACGTCTTTTTATTCTAGACTTTCAAGAACTAATACTTTAATTTCAGATTCCGACAAAATAACTAATTTGATTGCTGAGTGCGAAAATTTAAATATTGTAAAAAGTTTATCTAATGACAATCCTTTTATTATACAAAAACTTAAAGAATACGGATTTAACGCAACAAACTTTACAATAATATTAAGACAGTTTTCAAATCAAGGGATTGGAGAAAGTTGGCAAAATTATATTAGAGGGGTATTCAACACCAAGTATATTAAAAATAGAGTTGAAAACTCTAGCTTTGAATTTTTAGATATTAGTTTATTCAATACTACCAACACCCAACCTTTGGTTTCGTTACCAAATGAGAATGAATTTGTAGAGTATATTGATAACTCGACAACGTCAAATAAATTTGACATGTTAGATACCTTTCCATTTACAAATTCTAATTGGGATAAGAAATATTTGGCAAATGGTAGTACTATTCTGAAATCTGAAAATAGTTTTAATACAACTAAGACACTTACTTTTGATGTTGGTAAAAAAGTTGTATGTAGTTTTCCTTCCGATTTGTCAGTTGAAAAAGTTAGACCTATAACAAACTTTATCTATAACGAACTAAATCAACCTAATGTAAATTATACAACAGATTTAAAAGTTTTTTATGAAAGTCGAGGTTATAATTTACAGTTACCAACCGAAGGTGATGTTAAATATTTTGACTATGCGGGTTATGTAAGTAGTATTCAAACCACCTCTATTTTCAACACTCCTTATTTCATTAATTCAATTCAAAAAGGAGTTGAAAATTTTAGAGATAATCAGGAGTATCCGTTTGTTGAGTCGGCTTATTTATTCCTTAATAGTTTACCATTATCAACACTCAGAGAAAAGTTCAAAGACGATAATAAAACAACACCTCCGTCAGCAACTGATTTAGATTACATTTATGCCGCATTGAAGAAATTCGGTGCGATACACAAAGTACCGTACGCGTGGATTTTAAAAATAGGTTCTATTTGGCATCGTTATAAGAAATATGTAAACGAAAATGTTGACATATTAGATTCTATATGGACAGGTACATCTTACACTACAAATTTCGACCCAACAACCTCCGCTAAAACAAGAAATTACGGTTTGATTATAAATGGTGCCCCAATTGATATTGTTTTACAGAAAGACACTACTATTGGTACTGAACTTTCTACTTTAATTAACACAGGTTTTTACCCACAATTAATAAACGATTTTAACGTGTTTTATCAAGGGTATGAAGTTTTTTCGGGATACACAGATTCGGCAATTCAAAGTGGAATTACTGATTCAGGGGTAACTATAAATTATGTCCAAGACGCGATAATTGATTTACCTGAAGGTTTTGACACTATTAATACTAATAGAGATTTAAGAATAATTCCATGGTCAGTCACAGTAAAAACACCTGACAATCAGTTTTATTACATTATGCCTTCAAACGGGTCTTTATTAAATCAAACATTGAATGAATGTTTTATCAATGACAAATTGATGATAGAAGTCAATGACAACCAATCAGTGTATGATGGTTCAGTAAGATTATTTTGGGCGGCACCAAACTACGGATATTTTGATAATGGAAGACTAAGAAAACCAAGTCCTGATGAATATATGAAAGAGATATTTTCAGGACAATCAATACAGGAAAATTTCTCAATCAATGGTAATCTTGGTAAATACACTAAGATGAGTGAGATGTTATCAGTTTTTGAAAAACAAATATTGGATTTATTTGAGCAAGAGTTTTTAAATTTCTCAAAATCAATCTACGATTATGAACCTGACAATTCCTTAAATTTAACTGAGAGTGAAAAATCGTATAAAAACTTCCAAATGTTATTTAGAAGTTTAATGAAAGTTCCTGTGATTACAGGTAATACAGGTCAAGAAGTTGTTGAAAAAATACAGAAAAAACAAATTGAATTAATACAACCAATATTGAAAGGATTTTTAACTTACGATGTAATTTTTAAATACGGAAACCCTGGCAATTTTGATAAAAAATTATTTTATACATTTTCTAATTTACCATTAACAGACCCTTATACGTGGGGTAGTTACACGTCATCAACACCTAATTCATTACCGACTAACGGAGGTTCAGTTACTTTAACAGATTCTCAAACTCAATATCCATTGGAGTGGTCGGCATTGAAAACGTATGTAGGATTTTCCGAAATTCCTGAATTAGTTTATGATAATAACGGGTCTTATATAACTGACTTTTTTGTTGATTTGAATATAGCATTCACTGTTGATAATATAATACAATTTTCAAATATTATAAAAGTTTATGCGACACAAAAATTGAATCAGTTTCAACCTGACCCAATACCACCTGCAGAACCACCTGTAAATGTTCCGTCACAAAGCGTGGCTCTTGCAACATTAAAAGATGGAAGAACTATTAGTGTTATAAAACTTAGTGGGAATGCAAAAAAATACACAATATTAAGAGATTCTACAGGTACAGTCCTATTTGAAGGACTTGAAATTTTCGGGCCACCAACTACTTCATTTTATCAACAAATGGTCGATGAAACTATTATTGATGTGTATGGAGCTTTAGCAACAAGTACAGGAGATTCACAATCTATTGTAAGTTTTGTTTCATCACCAGCACCTACTTATCCACAAGTTCCAAATCCTAACTCAAAAGAGGGGTTAAATAAATTTTATGACACTATGTCAAATTATTTGTTAGGGGTTAATGAGTTTGTGGGTAAAGTTATTAATAATTTGATGCCGAAATTACAAACCTCATTACCTAATGTTAATAGTGTTTCGGAAGGTCAAGTAGACTCTGATTTAGAAGGACCAGCAACTAAAGTCGATTTGTGGGAATCGTTTAAATCTTTAAATGATAAATGGATATCAGGAAACGATTTTAGTACCAAAACATTTTTTGAAGATGTCTTATTGTTAGATAGGGCAAGTAGAAATATTGGTGATAAAGTTTTGGTTGACATTTATAAACTAAAAAATAGATTAACTAATATAAATCCAAAATCTGATATGATGGCAATGGTTGAATCAATTTTGGTTGAGAATCATTTTGTTGTTATGAATATACCATCATATGTTAATTTTTATAATGTACAAGACGCGGTTAAAAATCCTAAACCAAGAGCTGAAGGTAGTTTAGAATTTGCGAATACTTTATTTGGAACTCATATGTCTGTTGACTACCGAGATTCAAGTGCAAAGTTGGTTTGTTTTTATGGAGGTAAACCAAGTGAAATCTTAGATATAAAAAATAATGTTGATTATAGATATCGAAATGATGTATTTGATTTAAGAAGGGCTAGCGATAATCCATTAGTTGAGGATTTAAAAAATAAAAACGATTGGGATAAATCAAATAAAGTTGTTGGATTTAATGTTGATATGGGGCCTCAAAACCAAGGAGTGTTCACCAATTTTGCGGTAAGTCAAGGTAGTGGAGTTGCAACTGCGGAGTCTTTACAGGTATTGAACCAAATGGCGAATCAGGCGGGAAATAGAGGAGGAGCGACACAAAGTCTATCATTATATAACGTATATAAAAATAGAAGTTACAATTGTAATGTTCAGATGTTAGGTAACGCCATGATTCAACCAACCATGTACTTCAATTTAAGATATGTCCCTATGTTTAGTGGTCCTTATATGATTTTGGAGGTTACTCATAATATAGGGCCTGGGGTATTTGAAACCAATTTCACAGGTATAAGACAACCTGTTGCGGCATTACCTAAAATAGACAGTTATCTTCAGTCTTTAAAAAATAATTTATTAAAATCTATAATTGAAAAAAATAAAGAAAAATCTAAAGACAAAACTAAAGATGCTAATGGTAACGTTATATCTCAATCAAATAATGTAACATCTAATGCTAACGGTGGTAAAGAATTTACTCAAACAAATACTTGTAATCCATCGGTATCTCAGTATAGTACGTTTGTACCTATAACACCGACAACTCAAAAGTTGGCTTACAGTATTGTAAAAGGTACTATACAACAATTAGTTTCAGTTGGAGGAGACGATGGTAAACTAAAATACGCGGTATTTGTTGCACTGTACCTTGAATCTGGAAACTCAACAGGGTTTGAAGCATACGAGAATAACTTTGCGGGTATTGATTTGAATCAATATTGGGGAAATCAATCACAATACTTTAATGGAAATCAACAGTTTTTCTGTTTGAAAGGTAGTGATGGTAACACTAAACCTTATGCAGTATTTGATGATTTAACAAATAATATTAAAGTTTTAATTGATAGATGGAGAAGTAAAACAAGTCAAATAACCTCAATAGATGGTAACAGTTTATTTAAATTTTGGTCAATTAATTTTGGTGCTAATACATCACAAGGGAATTCTGTTTATAGTCAATTACAATCCCAACCTGCAACACTATCACAATTAGAAGCTAAAGCACAAAAAGCAATTGATATATGGAAGTCAATGGAACAAATAACCCCTACTCCTACACCAACCCCATCACCAACTCCGTAAGGTTTTTTTAACATACAACGATATTTATATTAAAAATGATATTATGAACACAAAATTAATTTTAGATAACTATTTGGGTAAAAATACCAAAGTTACAGAAAAAGATATGGGTGATGGAACAAAGCAAGTTTGTGACATGGAAACAGGAGACTGTTACACTATAAGAATGAAAGATGGTCTTATTGAAAGAGTTGATAACACCTTACAAAAAAATAAAAAAATTCAAGTTGAAACTACAACTGGAGTTAAACAATTATTAAACGGATAATAAAAAATGAAAGTTGACATAAAAATTATTGAAGAACTTGAAAGATATAGAAAAATAAATAACTATATCACCGAACAAGAAGCCACATTACCTCCTCCACCACCTGCGGGAGATGCGGGAGCATTACCTCCACCACCTGCAGAAGGTGCGGTTCCACCACCACCGCCAGGGGACGCGGGAGCACCACCACCAACAGGTGAAGTACCACCTGTAGGAGAACCTGTTGATACTGCGACAGACCCTGAAGTTGAGAAGGTTGGAGAAACCGATAAAAAAGGAAAAGAAATTGAAGTTACTGACTTGGTAAAATCTCAAAAAAATGTTGAGAAAAAACAAGAAGAATATTTTGATACTTTATTTAACCATTTAAATGATTTAGAAACTAAATTATCTGCGATGGATGAAATCATGAACAAACTAAATGATTTAGAAACTAAAGTTGAAAAATACAGAGTAAAAACACCTGAAGAAAAATTGGAACTACGCAGTTTAGATTCAGGACCTTACAATCAAAAATTAAGTGATTTTTTTGTTGACAAACAAGAAGATATTGAAAAATCAGGAAAAAATGAATATGTTTTAACACAACAAGATGTTGAAAGTTATTCCCCTTCAGATATTAAAAGAAGTTTTAGAGCTTTTGGTGATGAAGAACCTGAAATAGACAACTTTAGAAGATTACAGTAAAATATGGCCTCAATGAGGCCATATTTATTTGACAAACACAAGGCAGACACTTATTATTAGTAAACAATTTAAATCTATATATTATGGCGACAAACAGTTTAGACGCAGTACTAGCACAGTACGAACAAGCAACAAAAGGAGGTTCATCTTCTTCCTCAATGACACAAGATGAAAGAATGAAAAAGTACTTTGCGGCAATCCTCAAAGACAATGAAAAACAAGGTCAAAAACGACTAAGAATCCTTCCAACAAAAGACGGGTCTTCACCATTTAAAGAAGTATGGTTTCATGAAGTACAGGTAGATGGTAAATGGCAAAAATTCTACGACCCAGGAAAAAATGACAATGAACGTTCCCCACTTACAGAAGTTTATGAGGAATTGATGGCTACAGGTAAAGAAAGTGACAAGAAATTGGCGGCTACTTATAAACCTCGTAAATTCTATATTGTTAAAGTTGTCGATAGAGATAACGAACAAGACGGTGTTAAATTTTGGAGATTCAAACACAATTACAAAAACGAGGGTATCTTGGATAAGATTATCCCAATTTGGAGAGCGAAAGGTGACATCACAGACCCTGAAAAAGGACGTGATATCATTTTGGAACTCACTAAGGCAAAAACTCCTACAGGAGCGGTATACACTGTAATTCAAACAGTTATGTATGATGACCCAGCTCCAATTCATGAAGACAAAGAAACTGCGAATACTTGGGTTAATGATGAATTAACATGGGAAGACGTTTATTCTAAAAAACCTGTAGAATATCTTGAAGCAATCGCAAGAGGTGAAACACCTAAATGGGATAGCGAAAAGGGTGGTTATGTTTATAGTAACTCTGAAGAGTCTGAAGTTAGTATAGGTGGTAAAAAAGAAACCTATGTTGACCCACAGGCTAATGATGACGCGGATGACGATATGCCATTCTAAATTCATTTGAACTTGGACACATACTTAGACAAAGTGTCCAAGTTCTATTTTTTTAATCAAAAATTTTAATTTATATGAACAAAGAAAATAAAGTTACACAGAAAATGTACGAAGCTTTATGTAAAAAATATGAAGCGGAAATGGCTGATGCAGAATCTTCTTTACTTGTTTATTTTACTTCACCTGTTGGAATTGGAGAGCATCCACAACATATTGAAGAAATGGATAAATTGGTAGATAAAATTGCGGGGGCTAAAGACAAATTAGAAACTATTAAAGAATTTTATAAATACAATTAATTATGGCAATCAAGAAGAACGACTTTAGTTCTATAAAGAAAAAGTTTTCATCAGACGCAAAATACAAACCACAAAGGTTTTTTGATTTAGGTCCTGATTTTTTGGATGCCGTTGGATTACCAGGACCTGCAATTGGACATTTAAATATGTTCTTAGGTCACTCTGACACAGGAAAAACTACCGCACTAATTAAAACTGCGGTTGATTCACAAAAGAAAGGAATTCTTCCTGTGTTTATCATTACAGAACAAAAATGGTCATTTGAACACTCAAAAATAATGGGGTTTGAATGTGAAGAAGTTGTTGATGAAGAAACAGGTGAATTAACTTGGGACGGGTTTTTCTTATTCAATAACAACTTTGACTATATCGAGCAGATTACTGATTATATAAATAGTTTGTTAGATGCACAAGAAAAAGGTGAATTAGATTATTCACTTTGTATTATGTGGGACTCAGTTGGTTCTGTACCATGTAAAATGACTTACGAAGGTAAAGGAGGTAAACAACACAACGCAAGTACTTTGGCAGATAAGATTGGTATGGGTATTAATCAACGTATTTCAGGTTCACGTAAGGCGGATTCTAAGTATGAAAATACACTTATCATAGTTAACCAACCTTGGGTTGAATTACCTGATAATCCATTTGGACAACCAAAAATTAAAGCTAAAGGTGGTGAAGCAATTTGGTTGAACTCTTCTTTGGTATTTTTATTTGGTAATCAAAAAGGTGCGGGAACAACAAAGATTAGTGCAACAAAAGACAAGAGAACTGTTAAATTTGCTTCAAGAACTAAAATTTCGGTTCTTAAGAATCACATTAACGGACTTGGTTTTGAGGATGGTAAAATAATTGTGACCCCTCATGGGTTTTTACCAGGAAAAGATGCGGCAGAAGAAAAGTCTTCAATTGAAAGATATAAAAGCGAATATGCTGAATATTGGAAAGAGATTATTGGTGTCGACGGAGACTTTGTTTTAAAAACAGAAAAAGAAGAAGTAGAGTAACAAACCGATTTAAACTAATCAAATGATTAAGACGTTACTTGTTGACGGAAACAATCTTCTAAAAATTGGATTTCATGGTGTCAGGGACTTCTTTCATGAAGGAAATCATGTTGGAGGTACTTGGCACTTTTTAAATACTTTAAGACGTTTTATTGAGGAGGAAAACCTTGATAAGGTTGTTGTTTTTTGGGATGGTAACGAAAACTCATTAACACGTAAAATACTTTATCCTCAGTATAAAGAAAAAAGAGTAAGAGAGACAAACGAATTAAAAGAAGATTCCTTCAACTCACAAAAAGAAAGAGTAAAACAATACTTAGAAGAAATGTTTATTAGACAAATAAACATTGAAAATAATGAAGCGGATGATTTAATCGCTTATTACTGTCAAATTGCGGAAAACGAACAAATAACCATTTATTCTGGTGATAGGGATTTAACCCAATTAATTTCTGATAGAGTATCTATCTATTCACCAAATACTAAAAAATTTTATAAAAAAGGTGACAACATTAAGTTGTACGAAATTGAAGTTCCTCACGATAACGTAAAAACATGTAAAATATTAATGGGTGACAAGTCAGATAATATTGACGGAATATATTATTTGGGTGAAAAAACTTTAGTAAAATTATTTCCCGAGTTACTTGACCGACCTGTTAATATAACCGATATTTTACAAAAGGCTAACGAATTGTTTGAAGAAGATAAAAACAATACAGTCTTAAAAAATCTTTTAACAGGTAAAACAAAAACAGGAATTTATGGAGACGAGTTTTTTCAAATCAACGAAAAAATTATAGATTTGTCTAATCCATTAATAACTGAAGAAGGTAGAGAAATAGTTGAGTTATATTATTCGGAAACGTTAGACCCTGATGGTAGAGGACATAGAAACATTATTAGAATGATGATGGAGGACGGTTTCTTCAAATTTTTACCTAAAGGAGATAATAATTGGGTAAATTTTTTAACTCCATTTTTAAAATTAACAAGAAAAGAAAAGAAAAAATTCAAAACAAACAAAAACTAAAATTATGAAAGAACAAGAATCAACAAAGTTGGAATTCCTTATGATGGTTAACGATAATATCATCGTACAAAGATTTTTCAATGTTAGAGACTTTAATCCTGATGCAAAAAACTCTTTAGAATTGTATGAATATCTAAATGAGTTTAAGGAACTATTAGAGTATGATTTGAAGATGAAATCTGTGGATTATATGTTGGCGAATTCCTATGAAATCATGTCCAATCCTGCGGTACTAGATACATCAAATACTGAAGGTCCTGAACACTTTAAAATTTTTATTAAAATAAATGATGTGACAATTTGTCATAGAATGATGGACGCCAAAATATTCCCTCCTAAAATAAGATACACCGTAGACATACGTCCGCACATAAAAACTCTACTTTCGGATTTGACTGACATCTTTTCTTCCAAAAAATTAACATACGAGTACATGGGAATTCCTCTTAAGGCCTAATATTTATAAAAACAATAGAGGAAAAAAATATGGCGACAAACAAAAATTTTGATTATTTAGGTAACACTTTTCAGATTCAATTATTGAATCAAATCATCGTGGACAAAGACTTTTCTAGGTCAATTATCGATGTTATGGACGTGAATTATTTTGATAATAAGTACTTCAAAATAATCACTCAAATGATTAAGGAGTATTATTCAAAATACGAACATACCCCAACGTTCGAAACTTTAGAACAAATAACAAAGTCTGAATTACAACAAGAATTAGCGTCTAAAATAGTTTTAGATACTTTAACTAAAATTAAAGACGCACCAATAGATGGTGGTTCATTTGTTCAAGACAAAGCACTTAAATTTTGTAAACAACAAGAGTTACAAAAAGCAATTACTAAAGCTCAAAAAGTGATTGATGGCGGTGAATTTGAAAACTACGAAACCGTTGAGACTGTTATAAGAGAGGCTTTACAAGTTGGTGAAAGAGAAGACGGAATGTCAGATGTTTTCGCTAATTTAGATGACGTACTGAACGAAGACTTTAGACATCCAATTCCTATGGGAATCCCATCTATTGATAGATTATTGAAAGGTGGATTGGCTAAAGGAGAAATTGGTGTTGTATTAGCTCCAACAGGGGTTGGTAAATCAACATTACTAACAAAAATTTCTAATCACGCGTTTAATTTGGGGTATAATGTACTTCAGATATTTTTTGAAGATAATCCTAAAATTATTCAAAGGAAACATTTTACTCTTTGGACAAAAGTACACCCTGATGATATGTCCAATAAGAAAGAAGAAGTGATGAGAAAAGTACAAGAAGTTAGGGATAATATGGATAACAAACTTGTATTAAAAAAATTACCTTCAGACACAATGACAATGTTACAAATCAAAAATCAAATCAGAAAGATGATTGCTGATGGGATTAAAATTGATATGATACTTTTAGATTACATTGACTGTGTTGTACCTGATAAAAATTTAGGTGATGAATGGAAATCAGAGGGTTCTGTAATGAGGG